CCCTCCTTCAGGTGCTCTTGATGCCACTCGAGTTCCAAGGACCGTTTCGTAGTGTATAGGTCTTGAGTCATTTATAACCTCCTCATAGGTTATCCATTTCCTCCTGGATGAATCACTAAATCCATCTTTTTCCCATTTTACATCATTTTGTCCCAGTTTGTCAAGTATTGCTTTCTCAATACCTTCTCTACTATCTTCTGCCAATATTTTAAAATCAGCATAATAGTCGTACGCATGGATTTTTACTCGGAAGTTTTTCATATTCTCACTCTTTATTATAACATTAAAAAGGGGCGGAATTGTGTTCCGCCCCCCTTTTTTATTTATATTTTTATATTACGCACCTGGTGATGCATAGATACCTCTAGGGTCAGAACAGCCGAAACTGTATCTTTCTCTAGCTTTATATCTAACATTGCCAGTGTCGAAATCGCCTTCCATTGCAGTCTTCAATGGTGCTCTGTCAAAATATTTCATTCCGTTAGGAACATCAGTAATAATGTACCATGAATCAGAATCAGTGACGAAGTGGTTAACTCTATAACCTTGAGGAACCATTCCCATTGATCTGAAAGCATTAATATCATTATCAGCTGTGCCCACTCTTCCAGGAGACTTGGTCAATCTCTCAGCAGTAAATTGAAGAGCAGAAGGAACGATCATTTTCATTCCTCTAGCTGCTATTCTTAATCCACGCTCATCAGTAAGAGCTGCAATGTCAATCATTGCTTGCTCTAACGATGTTTCGTTTAGATCTGCTGCTGTAGAAAGCGTATTGCTAAATGTACCTGCAATAGTTGGGTGAGAAGCGTTTATTAAAGAAACGCCATCACCTGTTTTGAAGGTAGCTACTGCGGGTAGTCCATTGTTTAATGGAGCTGCCCCTTTCACTTGTTTAGCATTAGCCATTGATCTTGCCAAAGCTTTTGTATAACGAGAAGAAATTCTGTCATAGAGGTTATCCTCCATAGCTTCTTCTGTTATTGCAAATGCTAAAGCAACTGTCTCATGAGTATAACGTGCAGTGAAGGTTTCTTGAGCTTCGTCGTATGAAACTCCTTGACCTTCTGCTTTGACGTCGGCATTAGCGAATCCAGATAACATTACTTCCTCTTCGAAAGCTCTGTCAGAAGATTCCTTCGCATAAATTTCTTCATGCTCTGTGTCGTAACGTTTGTATTCCAGCCCAAATAGTGCATTTAGGCCTGGTTCTAGTTCTTTAACTAGCTGTGCTCGTGATATTGCCATGTCTATATGCTCCTATTATGATGCAGCAGTCGAACTGTTGACGATTTGGTTAAGGTTCTGAACAACGACAAAAGTTGCATTAGCTACAGTTATGTCTTTGTTTTCAGGATCCTCAGCCGAACGCACGACACGCCATTGATTATTTGTGACGTGTACAGTTCCTACAGTCAGTTCTGAGCTAGACTGTCCACTTGAAGTGGACCCTGCAGCTGTTACCGTTAAACCCATAGTTGTAAAGATTTGGGCTTGAGTAAGTGCTGCATCCGCTGAAACGTTATAAAGTTGAAACGGATTGTCTATCACAAAAGCTGTTGTATTTTCGCTGTTTGCTGGAGTAACGTCTGAATAGTAATTCTGCCAAGTCGGCTTCAAAGTTGTAGCCGCATTGTAGAATACACCATTCAACACACCGGTTGTAGTGTTAGTTATAGCTGCCTGCGCGGTAGTTATGTATCCTAAGACCACCCTTACGGATGTGCCTTGGAACATAGACGTACCGTACGCTGCTTCTATATAGTATTTAGATTGTCCGCCAGTAGCTGGGGTTGAACCCAAGCAACCAACAGGAATTAATCCAAACCCAGCACTATTACGATTTGCCATAGTATTACTCCTATATGTTTACAGTTTTACCTGTAAACGGTTAATTTAAATTCGTTGGTTGGAGAATTGTTAAAAAATTAACTTTTCTTTGTACCACCGAAGGTTACACGTGTCTGTCGATCAATATTGATCGGCATACTTGGATGCTGTTCCTTTAGAAGATCGTGGTCTATAGCTTCGTCTCGAGCTTCCGTTTGCTTACGGTAGTAATCGTCACGTTGCTTTGCGAGCTCTTCAGGTATCCTAGCCAGCAATAGGCCACCAACCCCAATGATCCCAGAGTACTTGCCATCTTTGACAACTGGATAATCTTGGCCGTCATATTCGTCAGCTCGTACTAATACCCATCCAGACCTTAATTTGCCTGTAATGTTTTTAGTATCATCAAAGCCAACACTTTCAGCCCTTATCCATTTATGCCTAAAACCTTTAGGCGGCTTGGGTGCATCTAGAGATGATGGTTGAATCCACACTTTGGGTCTTTCAGATTTAGACCTGGTTTGATTCGCACGTGAGGTTTGTTTAGTTTGTTTTGTCATATGCTTACGCCTCCGTCGTGATTTTTAATTGTTTCGCATACTCTTCAAGTGGCACTCCTAATTTTTTAGCAATTGCTACCTGTGAAGAAGTGAGTCTCACAGTTTTGCGTCCAGGTTTTACGATTCTTTTAACAGAACCAACAGTCTGAACTGGTTCGGACGTTTCTACACTACCACCTTTACCAAATTTGTGGGGAAAGTCAAGTTTAATTCTTCGGTTTATTTCCTCATAATAGTTGTTCGACTTAGGATCAAAACCTTCCTTTTCCACTAAATCCTTATGGATTTCAAAAGCAGTAAAAGTCATGGCTCTATCTCTTCCAAACCATGTATTTTTTGCTGCCCATCCTTCCGCTTTTGGATCAGGATCTGGTAATTCAGATGGTGTTTGTCTTGGTAAATAGCCACCATCAGAAAGTTGCGCTGGTCTTTCTTTTTCTTCTTGTTCAACTTGAGTTCTATATTCTTTAGCTTGTTCAAGTTTCGCATTTTCAAACGCAAGAGAAGCAATTCTTTTATTTGCTTCAACTTGAGCTTCCGCGTTCCCTGATTCAATGGCACCAGCTAATTCTTTTTGTGCTGATTCCATTCCAGTTTTAACACTGGTTTCAAGTTTCTTAACATGGTCGGAATCTGCTTTTTGAAAGCGAGATGCCATAGTTTTTCGTTGAGATTCTACAGCTTGGGCATAATCAAGGGCAGCCGCTTCTCTACGTTCAGCCTCACGCATCTTACGCGTCAATTTGGCAATACGTCCTTGAACTCCTCTGCTATAGTCTTCTAACTTTTGATCTTCCGAAATTTTTTCGGGTTCGCTATCCTGAACATCAGACTCGACATCAGGTTTCTCAGATGTGTCATCGGGCTTAGGACTGTCTTTAATAGCTTCTTCATTAGTCGACTCCTTTGTTTCTTGGTCTATGGTTACTGTATCCTCTGGTAGATCGACATTGGCTCCTGGGCCAGTTGTGTCAATGTCCACCATTGGTCCTTTTACTTTCTCTTCTTTTACTTCAGATTTATTATCTGGCATAGTTCCTCCTATGGTTAAAATTCATGCAAGAGATCCTTCGGATCCTTGATGGTTGCTAAAATTTCGTCGTCATTTAGCAGACGTACTTCCCCATCTTCAATTTTTATTCGGGATCCTGCATAACGTGCAAAGATTACCCAATCTCCGACCTTGCACCATGGTCCTTCAGGAAATCTTTCTTTATCATAAGCTTGGCCTCCCATAGCCAATACATTTCCGCATGTTGATGCAATTTGAGATCTTTCGATAACATCATCAGAATAAATAATTCCCCCTTTACTTTTTTCTGCTGCTTTAAAAGGCAAAACTAAAATTCGCCAACCAGCTGGTACTGGTAGTTTATCATGTTCAGTTTTATATTTTTCTTGTAATGCTAATCTATGTTTTGGATTTTCGGTTGATGTCGACGACTGTTCCTTTGCTGTCATTATGCTCCTTATTTTCAAGCAGGTTAGAGATGTCCTGTCTCACTAATTCTAGTGCGTTAATTTGTCCGATAATATACTTGTAATTTTCCATATTGTCAACATTACCGGATGTGACACTTATGGCCAACTGTTGAATACGAAATTCTGCGTTTCTCTTTACTTTATAGAGAATTTGTAGTGGGTCTAAAGCCATTATTTTTTAGATTTTTGTTTACCTTTTCGAATACGTCTTTCTCTGTCAAGTTCTTGTAGTCTTTTTTCTCGAAACACTTTGTTTCTTCCTATTCTTTTAGCCATTATGATGCCTTCCTTTTTGCAGCCATTTTGTGAAAAGTCTTAGCTAAAGCTAAAGCTTTACCTTTACATCCTGGCTTTGTCATGGGTGTACATTTTCCTTCAGTGCCTCTAGCCTTAATTGATTTAGTTGCTTTTTGAATCCATTTACCATTGGCACCTTCTTTCAATGCTACACGACCCCCTGTTTGATACAAGTCCCTTCGTG